CAAAGATTAAGTCGATGGCATTCCACAATCCTATTCAGTCAAACGCTGGATTGGATATGTACGAGAAACCAAAAGAGGGTGCAACATACGTTATAGTTGCTGACGTTGCAAGAGGAACGAACAACGACTACTCTGCATTTATTGTATTCGATGTATCTACAGTTCCCTATAAGATATGTGCAAAATATCGTAACAACGAAATCAAACCCCTACTCTTTCCTAATATTATATCAGATGTTGCAAAGGCATACAACCAAGCATACATCTTAGTAGAAGTAAATGATATTGGTGAACAAGTTGCAACTGCACTACAATTTGACTTGGAGTATGAGAACCTAATAATGGCAAGCATGCGAGGTCGTGCGGGTCAAGTCGTTGGGGGTGGCTTCAGCGGTGGAAAAGCACAACTTGGGGTAAGGACAACTAAGGCGGTTAAAAAACTAGGATGTTCTAACCTTAAACAGATTATTGAAACAGACAAGTTAATTATACAGGATTATGACTTAATCAATGAGTTCTCAACCTTTATTCTTAAAGGACAATCCTTTGAGGCAGAGGAAGGACACACAGATGACCTTGCAATGTGTTGTGTATTGTTTGCTTGGTTGGTAGAACAGACATACTTCAAAGAACTGACTGACGATGATATTCGTGCAAGAATGTTTTTAGAACAACAACATCAACTAGAACAGGACATGGCGCCATTTGGTTTCTTTGATGATGGATTAAATAGTAATGGATACGGTGAGACTATCGTAGATGAGTATGGAACACGGTGGAGTCCAGTGGTTCGTTCCTATGATTCTGATTGGTAGAAATATTCAAATCCCTACATAATATCAATGATATCGTTTTCTAACTTTAGAAAGCAGTTTGCACAAACAATCTCAGATTTATTGATATACTCGTTTACTTCACTTCTAGATTCTTCGTTCAAACCTTTTCTTTTAGTAAGACTTCGTATCTTCCTCTCGTGAGGATAAAATTGGAGACAGGCAGTTTCAGATTCACCACAGTAATTACAGACTTTATTGCCAAGATATTCGTTTACCCATATCTTGCGCTTCCTGTAATTGCGTTTAGAAACCTTTTTAATGGTATCTTTGTATTTCTGATAGAACTCCGACATAAAACTATTTATGTGCTGCTAAACCTATAAAAATCTGGTGTAGAACAGGTTTTTTATAAATATTCGTGTAAGTTTGGAAACTTAGATTATAATGAATCCATAAAGGAGAAACAAAGATGGCATTTCAAGTATCCCCTGGCGTACTCGTCAAAGAGATAGACTTGACCAATGTTGTTCCTGCTGTTGCGACATCAATTGGTGCGATTGCTTCTGGCTTCCCACAGGGGCCTGTAGAAGAAATCATTCCAATTGCAAGTGAACAGGAACTGTTGGCAGTCTTTGGTAAACCAACCTCAACAAACTATGAGAACTGGTTTACTGCCGCTAACTTTCTTCAATACGGAAACGCTCTTCGTGTAGTTCGTGCAGACACAGCCGCTGTCAACGCTACCGCAGACGGAACTGGATTGAAGATTAAAAACGATAATGATTATGAAGATAACTATGCCGCTGGACAAGGTTCTGTAGGTAACTGGGCTGCAAGATTCCCAGGCACATACGGTAACGCAGTCGGCGTATCAATCTGCACAAGTGCAACTGCATATGAGCAGACAGTAACATCAACTGCATCTGCTGCGGCAATTGGTGCAACAACTCTTCCTGTAACAGATGGAACAGAGTTCAATGTTGGTGATATCATTTACCTACAAGAAACAGACGGTCAACAGTATGAAGTTACTGCAATTGCAACTAACGACCTAACCATTCGTCAACTAGACAACCCTAACGGTGGTGGACTAAAGACTGCAATGGCAGGTGGTGAAGCAATTCGCAGACGCTGGAAGTTCTATGACTTCTTTGATACTGCTCCAGGCACATCAGTCTATGCAACTAGTAAGAATATCACAGACGATGAAATGCACATTGTTGTATTTGATCACACTGGTGGTATTACTGGTTTTGATGCCGATGTTGCTGGACAAAGAGGAAACTCTGTTCTAGAGACATTCCCATTTGTATCACAGGCTGCATCTGCAAAAACACCACAAGGTGGAACAGCATTCTATGCAAATATTGTCAATAACGGTTCAGAATATGTTCGTTGGATGGATCACGATTCATCACTAACAGACGCTGGAACAGACATCTTGGGTGGTAATGCATACACTAATGTTGCTGGTAATGACGGTGTTGTTACAGATACACTTTCTGGTGGAACTGATGACACTCCAACAATTGGTGAATTGGATATTGCATATAACTTCTTTGCAGATCCAGACACAATTGACATTAACCTTGTGATGGCTGGAACTTGTCCTGCTGGAACAGATGGTGTAACACACGCAACAATGATTATCGACCTCTGTGAGGCTCGTAAAGATTGCGTAGGTTTCATTTCTCCTCGTAGAGCAGATGTTGTATCTGTTACTAGTGCAATCACTCAGACAACTAATGTTAAAGGGTTTTTCGACCAGTTGGCAAGTTCGTCTTATGCAGTGTTTGACAGTGGTTACAAGTATATGTACGACAAGTATGCAGATGTGTATCGTTATGTTCCACTTAACGGTGACATTGCTGGTTTGTGTGCAAACACTGACCAAGTTGCTGACGCATGGTTCTCCCCTGCTGGTTACAACAGAGGACAAATTCGTGGTGCAGTAAAACTCGCCTTCAACCCTAACAAGTCGCAGAGAGATATTCTATATCCTGCTCGCATTAACCCTGTTATCTCGCAGCCAGGACAAGGAACATTCTTGTTTGGTGATAAGACTGCTCTTTCTAGACCTTCTGCGTTTGATAGAATTAATGTTCGTAGATTGTTCCTCGTTCTTGAGAAAGCAATTGCAACTGCATCTAAATTCCAACTCTTTGAGTTTAACGATGCATTTACAAGAGCACAATTTAAGAACTTGGTAGAACCATTCTTGCGTGATGTTCAAGGTCGTAGAGGTATCACTGACTTCTCCGTTGTTTGTGACGAAAGTAACAACACTGGTGAGGTAATTGACCGTAATGAGTTTATTGGTGACATTTTCATCAAACCTGCTCGTTCAATCAACTTTATTACACTAAACTTCATCGCTGTAAGAACTGGTGTTGAATTTAGTGAGGTAGGAGGTTAATCATGGCTAGTATAGACGATTTTGCATCAAGACTACAAGGTGGCGGCGCTCGTGCTAACCAATTTAGGGTTGTTATGAACGCTCCTGCTATTGCTGGTAGTTTTGGTTCACAAACCGAACAAACATCATTCTTGGTAAGGACTGCATCCTTGCCGGGACAAACAATTACAGAAATTCCTGTCAACTTTAGAGGCAGACAATTGTTTGTCGCTGGTGATAGAACTTTTGAAACTTGGTCAACAACTGTATTTAACGACACAGACTTTGCAATTCGTAAAGGAATTGAAAGGTGGATGAATGGAATCAACGACTTGAATAATTCTCAGGGACGTTCAAATGTCAATGAATATACTGCTGACCTCTTTGTAGAACAGTTGAACAGAGATAATTTGGTCATTAAGACTTATGTTCTTAAAAAGTGTTGGCCAACAGTCATCTCACCAATTGAGTTGAACATGGATACTGTAAGTGAAATTGAAACCTTTGATATAACATGGCGTTATACATCATTTGATACGGACTTTTAATCCAGTTTTACAAACTTACTAAATAGTAAGGTAAAACTAGGAGATTTATAGTATGGCTGAACTTTTTGGTTTCAGAATCACAAAAGCAAATCAGGGCGGGAGTAGTGATGGTTTCACTGCTCCCTCTACTGATGACGGCACACTTGATATTGTATCAGGCGGTGGGCATTATGCTTCTGTCCTTGATATGGACGGGCGTGACAGAAACGAACTTGATTTAATTCGTAGATATCGTGATATTGCACAACAACCAGAGTGTGATAGTGCAATTGAAGATATTGCAAATGAAGCAATTGTCTCTGATGAAAGAGGACAATCTGTTTCAATTTCCCTCGACAGATTAAAACTTTCCCCAAACATTAAATCGAAAATCAGAGATGAGTTCGATGAAGTATTGCGTCTGCTTGACTTTAATGCAAAAGGACATGATA